AAAAAAACAAACAGCCGACTATTCTGCAATTACAACCTGGGGAGTCTTTACTCCAAATCCTGATAGTGGTCCTAATTTAATTTTACTGGATGCAGTTAAAGATCGGTACGAGTTCCCTGAGCTCCGACGCGAGGCTCTTGAACAAAAGAAATACTGGGATCCTGATTTAATTATCATTGAGGCCAAAGCGTCTGGACAGCCCTTGATTGATGAATTACGAAACATGGGTATTCCCGTTGCAGATTTTTCTCCAGGTCGAGGTCAGGATAAAAGAATGCGTGTTGCATCCGTTGCTCCTTTGTTTGAGTCCGGTTTAGTCTGGGCACCGTTAAGTCGAGAGTTTGCACAAGAAGTTGTTGAAGAATGTGCAGCTTTCCCGTATGGTGATCATGACGATCTAGTCGACTCAACCACACAAGCGTTGATGCGTTTTAGACGAGGAGGATTTATTCCACATCCCGAGGACTATGTAGATGAGCCCATGGACCGAGGACCAAGGAAACTTTATTGGTAATGGTAAAAACAAAATTAACAACGACAGTTCCACCCAAGTCAGGCCCTGTTCCGCGAGGCTTGAATATTGATTATAATACTGTTAAGACAGTAAGATTGGAGAAAAAACTAAATGGCAGAAATCGACAAAGCACTTCCAAACGAAGTACGAAAAGAAGTTGACTTACCAGGGATCGAGGAACAAGTAGAAATCAAGGACGAAATTCTTGAGAATGCTCCGAACCCTTCTGATGTAGAAATCACCGAACTTGAAGATGGTGGTGTTGAATTAAACTTTGAGCCGGGTGCGTATAACACGGCACAAGGCGAAGGCCATTTTGATAACTTAGCAGAATTATTACCCGATGATGTTTTAGATCCTTTAGGCAATCAGCTATATGCTAACTTCATCGATTATAAAAATTCTAGAAAAGATTGGGAGCAAGGATATATCACAGGCTTAGATCTTTTAGGATTTAAATATGTACAAAGAACCGAACCTTTCTCAGGTGCGTCAGGTGCAACCCACCCTGTCTTAGCAGAAGCCGTGACCCAGTTTCAGGCTTTGGCGTACAAAGAATTATTACCTGCCGATGGTCCTGTGCGAACACAAATTTTAGGTATACAGGATCCAGCAAAAGAGCAGCAGGCAAGACGTGTGAAAGATTTTATGAACTATGAAATCATGAACAACATTACCGACTACGAACCTGACTTTGATCAGTTATTATTTTATTTACCGCTTGCAGGGTCAGCGTTTAAAAAAGTTTACTACGATGAAGTTGAAGGACAAGCTGTTTCTAAATTTGTTCCTGCTGATGATTTAGTGGTTCCTTATTCTGCAACTTCGTTAGAAGATGCAGAGTCCATTATCCATGTTGTGCGTATGTCAGAAAATGATTTACGAAAACAACAAGTGAATGGTTTTTACAAAGACATTGATCTGACACCAGGACCAGTTAATGAAACAGAGTCAGAGAAAAAAGAAAGAGAACTTTCAGGAGAGAAAAAAACAAAAGATGGCGGAGTGTTTACTTTATTAGAAGTTCACACAGAACTCGATCTTGAAGGGTTTGAAGATGTTAGCTCTGAAGGACAACCAACAGGAATTAAAATACCTTACATTGTAACCGTTGAAGAATCATCTGGACAAGTCTTATCCATTCGAAGAAACTTTGAGATCGGTGATATTAAAAAAAGAAGAATATCTTATTTTGTTCATTTTAAATTTTTACCAGGATTAGGATTTTATGGTTTTGGTTTAATACATATGATCGGTG